CATATGTGAGAAAGTATGTTATGCAGGAAAACTAGAAAAATTATACAAGGCAGTCAAGGCTAATCTATTGCATAATTGGGAATTACTAAAAGACGCTGACAGAATAACCATGTTTGATTTATTGTCAGACATGGTAGCAGATTTTAAAAAAGATTGTGTTAAGCGTAATGCTGAAATGTTATTTCGTATTCACTGGGATGGCGATTTCTTCAATGAGGAATACACACACGCATGGCGTTCAGTTATTGAGGAACAACCTGACATAAAATTTTGGGTATATACAAGAGTAAAGTCTGCTGCTTTAATTCTAAAAGACTTACCTAATCTAAGTTTATATTATTCTACAGATAGTGAAAATACAGATAATGCTAAAGTATTATCCGTTGAGCATGGAATTAAATTAGCATATCTTGCAGATACATTCGCAATGGGTAAGGAACAACTACTTAACTTAGTTAATGCAAAGGGTGTTCCATGTCCTGAGAATAATAAAAAAATTCCTCTTATTGACAAGGGTGGCTCTGCATGTGTAAAATGTAGTCAATGTGTAGTTGGAAGGAATAATATTTTGTTTAGTGCAACTAAAAAATGAGACCAATTTATTTTTTTGCATTCTTATTGTTTTGGTTATTCTTAATTCAGTGATCTGCTAAAGGGCTGCCCGAGCAGCAAAGGCGTATCCTATCACATTATTAAGGTGCTTGTCAACCCCCCCCTGTGTGAGATGTATCACAAAAAAAATATCAAAATATCACTTGCAAATGTCAGATAAAAATGTTAGTATTAGATACAACAACAATTAAGGAGAAAATATGTCAGTAGCAGTTGCAGATTTTAAGGTGGGCGACAAGTTCGTTACACAAAAGTCAAAAGCAGAAGGAATTATCACAGAGTTAATTCCACAACCAAATGGCAATATTCGTGTAAAACTTGATGTTAATGGTCAAACACGATATACTACTTGGACAGCAAAGAAATAAATAAAATTGAGAGGGGGCAACCCTGTCCCCTTTCATTATCAGTATCCCCCTACAAAACAAAGGAAAAGAAAAATGGCAAAAGCAATAAATGTAAAGGTAGCCAGAACTAAGGTTATCAAAGCATTAGAAGTAAAAGTTCAAGAAATGCAAAATGCACAAATGAACTATGACTTATTGGTAAGTAAGCATGAGTCAGATTATAGTGATTGGAAAAACAAAGTAGCCCAGATTGCCTATGCTCATCTTGACTCAGTAAAAGATAAGCAAAAGACTATTTGTGTTAGAAATGCTTGGCACAATGACGACAATATCAGAGTTGATGTTGAAGTTGAAATCCCTAAAGACAAACTACCAGCAGAACCAGAAGCACCAAAAAATCCTTTCCAATCACAAGGATATGGTCGCAACTATATTGGTGGTTTTGAGGACAGACTTGCAGAAATACAAAATGCAATTCGTGTTCTTAGCATGTCAGATGAGGAAGTAGTTTCAACCTCTACCTACCAATCTGTGAGTCGCTACTTATAGATTTTGGCAAGAACCAAATACATGGATATTAGTTCCATACACTTGGTAGCCAAGACAACCTGAGCATGTTGATAAACTGCTCACACACCCTACTACTTAAGGAAAATAAATGGGATTAGATATGTACTTGAATGCTAGACAGTTTACTGCTAGACAATATGCTAAGCCTGAACTATTTAACAAACTAGTTCAAGAAGCACCTTTTGCCGTTAAAGATTTTGCAACGCTAGAAGTGCAGGTAGCCTACTGGAGAAAAGCAAACCAGATTCACGCATGGTTCGTAAAGCATGTTCAAGGTGGAGTAGACAACTGCGAAGAGTACTATGTGTCACGAGACCAACTACAGTTATTGTTAGATACTTGCAAAATAATAATGTTAGATAAAGATAGTGCTAAAGACTTGCTACCTGTACAAGAGGGTTTTTTCTTTGGTAACTATGAATATAACGAATACTATTTTTCAGATATTCAAGACACTATTGACCAACTTGAGTCAATACTAAAAGATGTACCAGCAGACTGGGAACTTAAGTATCAGTCTAGTTGGTAATGCAATACCCCTACAACAAAAGGAAAAGAATGAAAAAAGCAACAAAACCAAAAGCAAGAATGTACAAGATAGGCGATTGGTACACAAGCAACAAAGCAGGCGTAGTTGGACAAATTGAAAAAATTACTCCTATTCGTCCTGACTTAACTCGTGTTGCTATTCGTACACCATTCAACGAATACAGATTGCTAACAGTTAAAGTGACTGCTTAGTTAATTAGATGTGGTGGGGGTTGGTTTGAACTGTGTAATCACCTAGGTTCCAACCCTCATCCAAAGCAGCGAGGATCTTAGAATTCAGCGGTACCGTCGATCGATTTGATAGGGGATATCAAAAAACCTGGCCACGTTTTAAAACTGGCCCTCACGCCCGAGCAGCCTGTGGATAACCTGTTAATTTACGATGACACCCAGGACCCCCCCTAGTTGACATTGTCAGAGCAAAATGCTATAGTTAAGTTAATCAAACAAAATAAGGAGATATAAATGGCACATGAACTAGAAGAACAAAATGGCACAGCGTCATTCGCTTCATTCCGTGAACCAGCATGGCATGGACTAGGTACTGTATTCACAGAAGAAAAAAACACAACAGAAATGTTGCAAGCAGCAAACCTAGATAACTGGAATGTTAGACTAGAAGAAATGAATATCCCTAATCACTTAAGTTGTGATAAGAATTATTCTTATGTGGTTAGAACAAACCCTACTAACCAAACCCAGACAGACGTGCTAGGCGTAGTTGGTGAAAGATATGTTCCACTACAAAATGAGGACTTATTCTCATTTGGTGATAACATTCTTGATGGTGGTGGACGTTGGGAAACTGCTGGTTCAATTCGTGGTGGTCGTGTAGTATTTGGCTCATTAGCATTAGAGCGTGAAACTATCTTAGACCCTAATGGCGTGGCAGATAAAGTAAAGACTTACTTACTAATCAACACAAGCCATGATGGTTCAGTAGCGATTCAAGCGAGCATTACTCCTGTGCGTGTTGTGTGTGCTAACACACTAAACCTTGCACTAGGTGGTATTCGCAAAAAGAATGGTATCAAACAATCATTCAAGATTCGTCACACTCAAACTGCTAATGGTAAAGTGCAAATTGCAAGAGAGACTCTAGGTCTTGCAAATAAATACATGGACGCATTTGATACAATGGCTCATGCTATGATTGCTCAAGAAGTTACAGCAAAACAATTTAACGATATTTTGCTAACTGCTTATCCAAAACCAGAATTGGATAAAAAGGCAAGTGTTACTAAGTGGACTAATAAAATAGATTCACTCAATGACATTTATACTGGCGAGTTCAATAACATGATTGCTGGTACTGCTTGGGGTGCTTTCAATGCCCTGACAGAAAGACTAGATTGGTATCGTTCTGCACGTGGTGAAAACACAGAGAACATGCTAATTGGTGCAAGTGGATTTGACCCTGCTATCAACGCAGAAAAGAATCGTTTGCTAAAAGTTGTGCAAGATGTAATGCAAATTGCATAGTTAAAAATTGTCAATAAAAGACAACTGACCTGGACATGTCTGAGGAAACTGTCCACCTGGCTCTGTAGTTCAGTTGGTTAGAACGCCACCCTGTCACGGTGGAGGTCGACGGTTCAAGTCCGTTCAGAGTCGCAAAGAAAAACGCCCGAGCAAAAATATCATTTTAAAAGATCATTACGTAAAAGTTAATGGATCCCCCTCGGCTAAAAATATCATTTGTAAATTTGATTACGTAACGTTGACAAACCCCTCCCAAAATGCTAGACTGATATTAGGAAAAGGAGTAACATGACAAAATGTCAAGAATGTAATTGGGAATGTTCAGATGTTCCAGGTTTGTTCTATTGTAATAACTGTGACAATGTGAGACAATGGAATAGATTTGCTCAGGCTTATTCTTATTATGTTAGAGAGGGTCACTATGGATTTTGATCTAGATACCCCCATTGAAAAAATACTTACAAATATGCTTGACAACGTAGAGGGTCACATAGTAAACTGTGATTGTGTTAATTGTAATAGTCTAGAAGTACTAGCCTATATGATTATGGAAAAGGAATAAAATGTCTCATCAAACTATAATAGCCAAGTTGCAAAAAATTATAGATAAAACCAGTACTGATTTACAAAAACTAGATAGTCAAGCAGTTGTTACTGGAGATATGCAAGGTGATTTTGAGAGATTGTTAAAGCAAGAATTTTATAAAGGATATATTAAAAGCATTATGGATATTTCAGAAATAGTAGTTAATGACTATAATCAATTAAATAATCAAACAAGTAAGGTAGGTTCCTAATGCCAACGTTTGATGTATTATCAGGTACTTGGTACCATATCGTTGCACCTGATTTAGAAACAGCAGAGAAAGCCTATGACGCCTATTGGAGTTCAGGTGAAGAGCCTATGCCAGAGGGTTGTAAGATAGTAGAGGGTGAAGTAGACAGTCATTGGATTCCAATTGACTTAGACGCACCTCAAGTAAATGAAACTACTTACAAAGCAATGCAAGACGCTTACAATGGCAAGACAACTCCAGAACCTCCTAGTGGTTGGACACCAGCATGGTAGAAGAAACACAAGATAAAGATATTGCACAGTTACACGCATTCTTTAAATACAATATACCTACTGATGAAATACTATCAGGTAGATTAAAGATTCTTCTTGCTGACCTATCATGGCAAATGGATTTGCCTACTTGGACAAAAGAAGAATTGGATGTCATGTGTGCAAGAATGGACGCACTTGTGGAAGTGTCTAACTTGCTGTATGATATTCAATGGCACAGACTAAATTGGGAGAAGAGAACAAATGGCTAAGTATATAGATAGTGTAGAACTAAACGTTCAGATGTGGTCTACTGTAGTTTTGTCTGCTGAAGAGATTCAGGATATTTATCCAGAGTTTGAAGACATGACTGACTTTGAAGACACTGACGCATTAGAGCAAGCACTTCAAGACCATATGGATATGAATTACTTAGAACATATTCAATATGCAGATGGTGCAATGGACGAATGCACAGTTCACTTTGTTTACGAGGATGATGGCAATGAGTGATACTGTCATAGAACCATGTGATGAGTGTAGTTTCTTAGACGGTTGTGACTTCTGTGGTAACGAACTATGTAGTTGCCTAGATCCAGATATTAATCCAGACTCACCTAACTATGGATTAGTGATGCTTACTATGGAAGAGTGGGAGCACCACTTTAAACCAATTAAGAATCATTTAGATGAGAATGCTTCATTTAACGATGGCTCTGGAGGTCTAATGTTTGAAACCTACGGTGCTGAGTATGACAGCGTGGCTGCAGCAGGAGCAGAGAATCCTAACAAGATCTGGACACTAGTCGATGGTGAAGATGGGGAAACCATTATCATTAACGGTTGGGCCATGGTAAATAGAATAGGATACTTTATCACTGAGGTGCCATATGATGACATGCTAGATATTGTAGTCTGCTTGGACCCAGACAGAGACTAATAGGATAGTTTTATATGAGAATGATCGTGGGACCTTTTCCCCTGCGATTATTGAATCCGTGGGGTCAGGTCTGGGTAACTTGACTCCACAACCAAAAACTGATACCATTAAAGGACAACTATGAAAAAACTAACGATAGAGGAGAAAGTCGCAACAAAGATAAGTAGTTTATTATCTGATATGCGACTTAACCTAAAAATGATTGGCAGTTATATTGCTTTGCAACAGCCAATGCAGATACAAGAACGCATGACAGAAATAACTGAATATATGGAACAACAACTAGACCACCTTGACCAGCACTATGCTCATGGTGTAGAATCAGATAACGATTGGGAAACGGAGAATGACGATGACAGAATATAAAACACCATATGAAAATAGATGCATTGTTTTGCATGATTTATGGAATGATTTTAAAGGTGACCCAGAGTTTGCTGAGTTTTTTGAGTACAATGATTTAGGGTTACCACTTGCTTTCATGATTAACTCTAACATAGTTGCTTCAACACCTATTGCAGAAACTTATATCAACGAAACTTTTGATTTGTTATGCGAAGCAATGGAGTTAGATTCATCAGATGTAGAAGTTGATGGCCTAGATGACTTATTTGAATTAAGAGATGAGTTACACGAATAATGTCTAAGAGACCAAGCATTAAAGACTACACCTGGAATGAGATATACAGTAAGACTGATTCTGAGGGTAAACACAGTATAGTTGTATTAGGTACTAACGATGAACCGTATGCTTACTTTCGTGTACAGGAATCAAGGTATGGTAACAAGGCACCACAAAAAATATTCTATGGTGAAACAGCATGGATGGATGTACAAAGATATGTACACGACCAGTCTATGGAGTATTGGGATTTTGATGTGGAGCAGTGTCATATTGATCGTGCATTAAAAGTTATTGAAGCATTCAGTAGGGTGTCATCATGACCTTACTAAATACTATTCTTGCAGTAATAGCAGGATGTCTTATTCTCTTTGCCGCGACGGTAACGATCTTAGACTACACAAACAAAGGTAAGCATATCAACAGGAGGAACTGGTAATGTTATATTGGGGAGACTACTTAGCAATGGGAATCGTCTACACTGTGGCAGTGTTTCTAATAGGATACACTTATGGTGCCTGGAGACAAATGGGTAAAGATGAAGTTCCACCACCACCAGGATGGCATGACTGATGAACCTTGACTTTGATCAAACGCTTGCCTGGTTTACACTAGGATACTTTGGCATGTTGGTTACTGTGCTGTGGATATTGTTTAGACAATTAGGCAAGTAAGCCCGAGCAAACCTTTATATCTTAAAGACATTACGAACCCTAAAGCCCCTTCCCCCCTGAAAGTTTATTACGATACCAAACCTTTGTCTCCCAAACCTTTGTATCTTAACATTGGAGTATAATAAGTATATGGGACATCATTGGGATTCATACTTTAGGTTTAACCCTAGAGATGCAAAGGCAGCAGAAGATAAGGTTTGGAATACCTTTGTTGTTGTTACCCATATGATTGGTTTGACATCTTTTAAATTTACCCCGACTTATTACGATCCCCGCAAAAAATCGGGCGGGCCCAAGAAAAACGTAGCATAATAACCCTATTATAAATAACAAACCTTTTCTCCTGGTTTTCTTATTTTTTTAAAACATTTGATTATCTTTTGATTCTTTTTCTTTATTTTTTTTAATTTTTTCTATTGACAAACCATCACATCTGGTATATAATATGCCCTGATATGGGGGATATAAAGGTTTGGCAGGACACAAAGATATGAAGGTTTGGTATGTAATTTTTTTTGATCGCGTCTAATAACATTACGATGGGCCTCGCGGCATCGCCAATAACCCATAGCCCTCCACAATACTCCACTTTAACCCTATCTAGTTATATAATCAGTAACATATATTTTCTACCAAACCACCACATCTAGTACCCTTTACACTAGATATAGACAACATTTTTTGGTGTATAATAGTATTAAGTATGTCTCAGGAAGAAGAAATTGCTAGAATTATTACTCCTCATTTGATGGGTAAGCATAAGAAAGATAAGGCTTTGGAGTTAGCCAAAGAGATCATTGATTATTTGAATAAGTCTATACCAAACCCTAATTCTTAATTTTTGCAGGGTATACCAAACCTCGTATGTGGGATATAGGGTGTATAATGGATATAGATTTGGGTTCGTCTAATGGTCGGACATCTGTCCCCGAAACAGACAATACAGGTTCGAATCCTTTACCCAAAACAAAGGTTTGTTACTATAAGGGTTTGTTATACTAGGGGTTGTGGAGTATCTTTTGATATACCCCGCTTTATTCCCCAAAAATATAGATCACGAGTAGGACGATAATACTCAAAATAAACACCATAAAAACTAAGTTTATCAACCAATGGTCTGAAGTGTTCCTCTGTAAGGTTCCTATAATAATCATCAGTAAACGGTGAATCAGAGTTCTTAGTTCTAGAAGTACCATGCTCAGGTCTACCAGTAGAAGCACAAGTAAAAGTTATCAAACCACCTTTCTTGGTCAACCTATACATGTTCTCAAAGGTCTCAGCCCACTGAGGATTATGTTCAAAACATTCAGCACTAATAGCCACATCAAAAGACTCATCTGGGGCATCATACTCCTCACCCCTACAAACCACATCCACATCTTTACCTTCACCAAGGTCTATACCAACATAGTTGTTGGGGTTATCAAACAATCTTCTGACACTACCATTGATATTTAATGAACCCATTTCTACCACAGACGTGTTAACAAAATGATTAGGGAATAATGTTTTTACTTCTTTAAAAAATACAAACTGTGAGTGATGAGCCATTATTAATGTGCCAAACCTTTATTAAGACCAAGTTTAATCAACAGACTATTTTGTGGAGTGTCTGCTATTACACCTTTATTATTTGTTCTAACAAACCTTTTGGTCCACTTTTCTATAAAATATTTTTTATCTAATACTGTTAACTGTTGCAAATATTTGCTCTGTGCTGTACCTACTACACCATGCAGATGCACTACTTCTGCTGGAACATACACAGCCTTTCCCAAACCTAAAACTTGAAGCAATAGATCATCGTCTCCAAAGTACCACCTATAAGTTTCATCTGTCCTTAATCCAGAAGATAAATCAAGCACCCAACAGTATCCTGCTGACTTGGTAGCCCCATTGCCACTATGTGGATATGGATAACCCAATACTGCACCTTCTTCTTTCATGCCTTGCACTATCTTGTTAATAGGATTATCCTTTAATATAAGGTCATCGTTTAATACCGCGATATATTCCCCACCATTTGCTCTGGCTATATCTATGCCTGTGTTCCACCATCTATGGATATTAGGGGGATCTAAATCCCAAACATTACGAACACCTTCTATTGGCTCTGATTCAACTGTGTGGACAATAACAATCTGATCTAATGGCAACTGGCTGTCTTTAATAATATCTTCTAAATATTGACGTCTTGTCCCACTAGGAATTGTTAGCCAAACCTTTAAATCAGTCATTTGTCAATTATACCAGCAGAGAGAATAATCTTACCGTTATTGCTGCGAAAGCAGCATAGGTAGGTATAATACTTCTACTTTTCGCCGAACTCTACGCCTTGATATAATTTATTTTTTAAATAAGACATTTCTTTTTTTAACGGTTTAAGCATATGTAGAACTAAAACAAAATCTAATGCTAGTCCTACAATTAATCCAACAAAAAACCAAAGTACTTCCATATTTGCCCCTAAGCCTATATTATATACAATACATTATACCGCATGAGATAATATATTGTTTTTTTTCGCCAAACTTTGACAAACCGTCGCACATATGATATGCTAGATACATGACAGATAAAACACATAGGTTGTCCTATTCAAAAGCGGATTGGGACCTAATTAATGCACGACAGGAAATGAAGTGGGCCGCAATGGCTAGTGACGTTACTGTAATTAAACCAGACGGAACCAAAAAAATTATTAAAAATAACGTCAAACCAATAAATGCCAAAAAAATAAAAAAAGAATCTAAACATAAACGACAACAAATGTTTGAAGGTGATATTTAATGAAAAGGCTTATATCTTTAATAGTAGGCTTTGTATTATATATGTGGCATTATGATCCGTCTTTTGCTGGATGCCCCGCTGGAAAGCACGTATACTGGCATAAACTATGTAAGAAATGTGGGAGATACAGATGAAAGAACCTTACGAATGGATTCTATTTTACTATATGATGGGTATATCCACAGGTATTTTGTTTTCCTTTATATTATTTAGAGCAAATAAAAGATAATGCCAGAGTTCTCAGACTTTGAAGCAGAGTTTTATGCTAAAGAAGGAAAGTATGAGATAATAGATGTAGAGAGATTTTATGGAGAAATCGATGAATGAGACATACGAACTTATAGAAACAATGCGTTTGGCTGAAAAAGATTTAAAAAACGAACAACTAAGCCCTGCCATGAAGAGTTATATGCAGTCAACAGATGCCCTTATTTGTTCTATGCAAGCATATATAGATTATTTAATACAGGATGATGAATGATGTCTGACTTTGTAGCATGTGTTAAACACGACATGTACGACATGTTAACTTATACCAAGTGCATCATTTGCGGATTTACTTTAAGACATGAAGAGCAAGGTAGAAAGCAAGGTAGACTAGTATTGCTTGGTAATGAAATTGGTAATCCTTTTGACATTACCCCCAGAGTTTTAGATGCTATTTTAACTGCAAACTATATTGTTTGTGAACATGCAGATAGTTTTGAAAAATTGTGTACTACTTTAGGAATAACACCTAAAGGTGTTGTCTGCCCCTATAAAGACTTTTCTGATAAAGAAGATGAAGGCATTGAAAATTTACAATGGCTTTATGATGAGATTGAACTTGGTTTAAATGCAGTAATGATTGCTGATCAAGGTATGCCACTTATTATGGATCCTTGTGATTTTATAGTTAAAGGTGCAATTGAACGTAACATACCAGTTTCTATCTTTCCTGGACCTGATGCCCCAGTGACAGCATTAAACGTTTCTGGACTAAATGCTTGGGACTTTACATTTATAGGATCAATGCCACATGATACTTCAAAGCGTCAATTAATATTTAATCAAATGCTAAATGATAACAAGACACACATATATTTTGATCTAGATAATCATCTTATTGAAAATCTAACAAATCTGTCTGACGTTATTGGTGAAGAAAGAAAGATAGCAGTATGTTTTAATATGACAAAAAATGATCAAAACATAGTTAGAGGAACAATAAAAGAAGTAATATCTTGGTTATTACAAAATGGCTACAACAGACCTAGACAAACTCCTGAATGGATGTTGCAAATGACGATTGTTGTTGAGGGAAATAATCCACAAAGGGCACATATATAATGGATGCTAGAGGTATACCAACTCCACAATGTCCAAGTTGTGCATCAACATTGCTTAAACTAACTGTTAAGTTTGATCCTGAAACATATGAAATTGATTTATATTTCTTAGGCGATGCTGAGTGTGCTGTATGCGGAACACTATTAACAGCACCAACTCCACTAGATTTACCAGGAGCAGAAGATGATTACATGTGAGAAATGTAAAGAAGAATTAACTGACAACACTTATGATATATTTTGGGAAAAACATCAAACTATTCCAGATGCATATAACTATGGTGATTTTAAAATTTGGTGTGTAAATAAATGAGTTTAGAAAAAGATATCAAAAACATATTATTAGAAGTAGGACAAACCGTAAAGATACATAAAATTGATGCAAACAATAGTGCTATAGAACTAGATTATGACAAGCATACAATAAAACTATTAGAACTATTTAAAAAATATTTGGAAGAAGCAAAAAATGATAGCGTGGCATAGACCAGACATGACTCCTGAAGAAATACAAGACTATCTACGTCAAAACAGGGTGACCAAAGACATGGCAGATGAAGACTTTGCATCATATATTAAAAGATATGTAAAAGAAAATGATGATATCTTAAATAAACTAGGATCTGATTATGACAAGAACAACATACCATATTGGGATTCTTATAAAAACGAACAGATAGAGGGTAGGGATAATGTCTAGTTTTATTGATATTTTAGGCGATGATATAGAGAACATAAAATATGTATATGATTTTTTAGATAAAGAAGATCTTGAATATTTAATAGAAGTTGCTAAAAAAGCAGAATCAAGATTTAGTGGAAGTCAATTACATGTTGCCGCTAATAATCATTTAGATGATGCTTCGTTAAGTGATTTTAGAAAGTTTGGTGAAAAGTTAAATAATAAAATATTTGATGTTGCCAAAGAAGTATATAAACAAGACTTTTTAAAAGAAACGTTTAACTTTGGATTAAATATTCATAAAGTAAACTCTTTTACAGATGCACATGTGGACATCATAGAAGATTCTCCTGGATTTCAGGAGCCTGGATTTAAAGAACCAGTCTATTTAAACTGGAGAGATGCTTGGGATGGATATTTGGCATGCAACCTATACTTAAATGATGATTATAGTGGAGGGCAAATATATTTTCCTGAAAGAGAATACCTAACAATCAAACCTAAAGCAAACTCACTAATTATGTGGCCTGGCAACAAATATTTTATTCATGGTATTAAGAAAACAAAAATAACCAGCAGATATGTGTATGGTATTTTTATGAAATTTGCAGAGTATGATAAATATAATCCTAAGCAAAAAGATTTATAATAAATTTTTAATAACTCTATTAATAATAATCTTAACCCCTCTTGATGTTATTTTATCAGCATCAAAAGTTTCAGTATAGCCACCTTGAGGCATATCCTCTTTACTTACAAAACCTTCACTTTTTGTTTTACTCTTCATCTTAGATAAGACTATTCTTTCTACCTTACGTGCTATCGTTATGCTATCAAAATACCAATACTCGACTATTTTCCAACCATTTGATCTATGGGTAGGGTATCTAGTATTACCTATGTCGTTTATTCCTACCTTAAATGCCCCGAATTTTTCGTGGTAAATCAAATATAAAAGGGCTGGACCTCTATGCATATATAGATTATATCGCACTATGGTATACTTAAATCCTAAGAGAAAGGTACTCTATGTCATTTGAACAAGGAGTAGCACATATCAGCGAATGGTATGAAAACAATGATGGTCAAACAAGAAGAGACTTTGTAATCAGAGATTTTGGAAACTATGTTTGGCACGTAAAACAATCAGCAGACAAAGGCTCAACAGTAGTTACTGAAAATGTAGCATACCAAAGTGATCCGAACTCAGGAGAAACAAACAAACTAGATATCTCCTATTTCTGCAACAGATGTATTAATCCAGAACTATACCAAGAATTACAGTTTACGCATGAATGCCAATGCTGTAATTTTAAATGGTAAAACTAGGATATAATTGTATTGGATAGTACGCTATCCAGGAAGAGACAATAAATGGGAATGTATATTCAAGAAAAAGATGACAAGGTAAAGCAATCATTTAAGCCTAAAAAATGGCAGCCTATGGTTCTTAATGGAAAAGATGCAATTGTTCCAACGCAAGAAGGTAAATGCTTTTGGGAAGCACAACTACACTTGACTCTACCTAAAACAGGTAGACCAACATATGTAAAAATGAATTACTCAAGAGACTATAAAGGTAAAAACGATACCACTGGAACAAATACATACGCTATTCCTGCCGACATTGAATCTG